CGAATTGGCTAAAAAGATCGCTGGGTCTTCCGAGTCAGCTGGAGCAAGATTAACAGTCGCATATAACAATATGCGGATTGAGATAGGCAAGGCTCTCCAGCCGGTCGGTGCTGAGTTCCAGCAAGCTTTTGGTGAGTTCCTAGAGGAAATCACACCAGCAATACTTGCTGCTTTACCAAGCATCAGAGATGGGCTGATTGCGCTTGCAAAGAATCTTGACTTAGTAGCTCAGGCTGCCGCTGCTGCTCTTGCTGTTTTTGTAGTAGGCAAGATTGCAGCAATCATTGCTTCTATTGGATCCTTAAGCGCAGCGTTCTTTACTTTAAAACTTAACGCTATAGTCGCTACAAAAGCTTTAGTCGGCCTGAATGCTGCAGCACTATTGAATCCATACACAGCCTTGGCCGCTGGGGCTGCTGCGCTAGCGATTGCAATTGGCAGAGCTGCTTCAAAGCAAGCAGCCCTAAACGCGCTACTAAGAGATGGATCTGTTGCCCAAGTAAAATCTGAAATTAAAAAATTAGACCTAGAAGAGGCAGGCATTGAGTCTGGTCTTTTAAAACCCAAAAGTGCTCTTGATTTGGCCGGTGAAGTGCTAACTGGAGTTACCCGCGAGGCTGAAGCTGAAGTAAGGCTGCCCCAGATCAGGAATCTTCGCAAACGTCTTAATTCTCGTCTTGATTCAGCAATAAATGACCGCGATCAAGGCGCTGATTTAGACAGTTCTCTTTTTAATAACCTAACCGACTTCGCTTCTCCTACCGGCACTGATACCGGCGGCGGCACCGGCGGCGGCACCGGCGGCGGCGGCAAAGCAGAAAAAGCGCGGAAGTCTTTGCTTGATTCGATTAGGGATCAAGGCAAGCTTGTATTTTTCACAAAAGCTCGATTGAAGAATGAGTTGGACATTGGAGAAGCACAAAGCAAAAACAATCGACTGCAAGTCAACAAACTAAATAATGAAAAAATAGCCATTGATTTCGCTGAACAGGCGGCAGGCGTTGAGCTTCAGTATCGTGATGCGCTTAGGGCTGCTCAAGGAGAGAAGGACGAACAAGCGATTGTTGCAGAAGAGTCTCTGAAGAGAGAAGTCGCAACAACCAAGCTTTTGGCTGAGTTGGAAGCAGCACGTACAACTGAGGCACAGCGATTCAGGCTTGAGAAAGAAGCCATCGCGAAATCTTCCGAAGACGAGCTATTCAACCTGCGCGATCAGCTCGGGCTGGTCGGCAAACAAGAAAGGATCGATAGATTTAGGCAGTCACGAAAAGACGCAGGAGATCCAAACGCTGAACAGCAGACTGACTTATTCCGCCAAACAATAGACCCAACATTGGCCGAGGGGTTGACGCAAAACATTGCCAAGATGAAGAAAGAGTTAGACGACCTAGTTAATCCAATCAATCAAGTGACAAGCGCAGCAACAGCTATTGGTACTGCATTCTCTGATTCGTTCAAAAGTGTCATTGACGGCACTTCTACCACTCAGGAAGCGTTGGCTGGATTCTTCAAGAATATTGCCAGTTACTTCCTTGATATGGCAGTGCAGATCATCCAGAAGATGATCACGATGTATATCTTGAACACGGTTGTTGGGTTACTACCTGGTGGTGGTGGTGTTGGTGGTGGTGGTGACATTTTTGCGCGCATAGCTGGAAGTGGTGGACTGCGAATGGCCAAAGGTGGAGTATTTGCCAAGAACAAGATCGTGCCTTATGCCAAAGGCGGCATCGTCAACAAGCCCACGATGTTTACCTACGCGAACGGCGGCACTGGCCGCTTTGGGCTTATGGGTGAAGCTGGCCCTGAAGCAATCATGCCGCTTAGTCGTGGACCTAACGGTAAACTCGGGGTCCAGGCTTCTGGCGGTGGAGGCGTATCTGTTGGTAACATAAATATCACAGTTGAGAACAAAGGCGATCAGTTGAATCCAGCAGCACAAAAGCAGCTAGCCGGTCAGGTCCAAGGTATCGTGTTATCAACGCTGGCGAATGAGCGCCGTAGCGGAGGAATGCTCTAATGACCTATTTATCTTTCAATGACATCAAACTTGAACGGACTACTTCCGTAAAGACGACTTCAAGAGTGCAAAGGGCGCAATTTGGGGATGGCTACAGTCAAGTGTTGACTGACGGGCTGAATACAGATATTGAAAGGTGGGATTGTACGACGGGGCTTTTAACGAATGAAGAGGCTTATTCAATTGAAAGTTTTTTGCTTTCACAAAAAGGTCAAGCAATTAATTGGACTAGCCCTTTAAACACTAAGACGTTTTCAAGACCGTTTGCCTCTGGTCAGCTCAAGCTTGGCTATACAAATTTAAGCGCGTTGGCCTTAACTGGATACACAAGACCCACTAATTACACAGCGAATATGGTCACGGGTGACTTAACCTCTATCACTATTTCTGATGGAACAGTCGTAGCAATAACGTTGACTCTTGCGGCTAGAAACTATCTTCTTGATGACGGGTGGACGCTGACTCCAGAGACTCCAGCCTATGCAAGAATCAAGTTCGGCCTCACGCAGGTGTATGTATGACGCAAACGCCTCCTAACGCTGAAGTTTTTAAGCCACAGCTGCCGCAGATTATTGATCTGTTTACGCTCGACATCACAGCAATTTTGCCTTCTGGTTCGTCAGATCAAGCAATTTATAGATTTGCAAATTGGTCACAAGTTAATGGCGCTGATGTTGTCTATCAAACGAACACTTATACGGCGTTGCCTCTAGAGGCATCAGGGTTTGAGCTAAACACCAAAGGGCAGTTGGCGCGTCCGAGCTTGACGTTTGCAAACGTAGGTCTTGGTATTACCGCTTTGACCAACACTTATGAAGATCTTGTTGGCGCAACGGTCCAGAGGATTCGCACGTTAACGACCTATCTCGACGGTGCTGAAGCTGCTGATCCAAACGCTTATTGGGGACCAGACGAATGGATCGTTGAACAAAAAAGCAGCGAAACTAAGTTAGCGGTATCTTTTCAGCTAACAATTCCGTTTGATCTTGAGGGGCGTTCATTGCCTGGTCGTAGGCTATTGCGTGAGCAATGTCAGTGGAGATATAGGAGCAATATTGGTTGTCATTACAGTGGAAGCAATTATTTTAATGCTAATGATCAAAGTGTTGCCAGCCTTAGCAATGATGTTTGCGGCAAAAGGCTTGACAGCTGTCGCCTAAGATTTGGGAAAGTTGAGGTTACAAGATCTTTTACTTCAGGCATCTTGGATCTGGAATACACTGACATTGCGGCAGGCAGTGTTGTGATTGTTGGTAATTACCAAGAGAATACGGATTTCACAGTTAACTCGACGACTGGCATTGTTACCTCTGTGACAATTGCTGACGGCGTAGTATTAAGAATTAGATTCAGTCCGACAGCCCAAGGCGATCGCTTGCCATTTGGCGGGTTTCCTGGTCTTACGGACGCAATGGGCTAAACGATGCTTTCTCAGTACAGCAATCCGATCACAGTCGAACAGCAAGCAAGCATTCGTGCTTACGCAGAAGCCGCTCATCCTGTTGAAGCTTGTGGCTTTGTTCTTGCTGATGGAACGGTTGTCGAATGCACCAACACTTCGACGCAGCCTGACACGTTCGTTATCAGCGCAGAAGAGACGGCTTTGTACTTGGATGATGCCGTTGCTTCATGGCATAGCCATGCGGATTACGCGGGCATGAGCTTTGCGGACATCAATGCCTCTAAAGCATTGAATTTGGCTTATGTGGTTTTCAACTGTGCTAGCACAGAGTTTTACTACTTTGATCCGCGCCAATCAGCAGGCTTAGTGGGACGTCCGTGGATGTATGGCGGTTATGACTGCTATTCAGCGGTTCGTGATTGGTACTCACAGCAAATGGGCGTTCAGATGGCTGATTATGAGCGTCTGTACGAGGGTGAATGGTCTCAGCGAGGCTTTACGCATTTTGAGGATAACTTTGCCGCAGAGGGCTTTATTCGGATCCCTATGACAGTTGATCTGGAACGTGGGGATGTGCTGCTGTTTCGGATCAGAAATGACCACACCTGTAACCACGTTGCTGTGATTGAGGACGTAGAGGCCAATCAGATTTACCAACACTTGGTTGACCGGGACTCAGCAATAATGGCTTACAGCGGCTATTTCCGCGATAATACGTTCATGGTTCTGAGGCGCGGCAGCTAATGGTTACCATCCGGTTATTAGGCGAGGCTGGCCGTCTTTACGGACGTAAATTTCAGCTTGCTGTAAAGACACCTGCTGAGGCTTTAAGAGCATTGTGTTTGCAGATCCCTGGTCTTAGGCAGTATCTGTTGGAGTCAGGTGAGAAGGGGATCGATTGGCGCGTTGTGACTGATCACGCGGAAGGCTTAGAGGATGAGCAGCTTTTGTGGCCAATGAGTAAGCGGATGGTGTTAGCTCCATTACCTGCTGGTCGTGGTGGAGTGGGCAAGATTATTGCTGGTGTGGCGTTGGTTGCTTTTGCGATTTTGGTCCCCGGTATAGGCGCAGCAGCGGCCACTATCTTTGGCACGCAGTTTGGCGCTATTTCTCTTGGTATTGGCGCAATCGGCGCTTCACTGATCTTTGGCGGCGTAGCAGACCTTTTGACGCCAACGCCCAAGATGCCGAACGTTAAAGGTGGCTTTGGTGGGTCAAGCTCAACATCAGGTCGCTCTCAAGAGGAGCAGCTGAACAGCTTTGCCTTTGACAAGTCGAACGCGAATACAGTGCAAGGAGACGTGGTTCCTGTTCTTTACGGTGAGCGCATCATTGGCGCTTTGCCTGTTCTGAGCTTTGGCCTTGAATTGCAAAATTACTTGTGATGGACGATCAAACCCAAGTGAACAACCTAGAAATCAGCGGCGCTGGTGGTGGTGGTGGTGGAAAGAAGGCACCAAAACAAGTCGTCAATCAAACGGTTGTTGTTCAGAATCCATCAAGACAGCCAGTCGTTGAAGCTAATAACTTATTTTCAGTTGCATTTGCGAAAACAGTTTATGCGCTAAGCGAAGGTGTCCTTGAAGGCTTTCCTAATGGCATCAATAAGG